CACCAGTTACTCCAGGAACACCAGTTACTCCAGGAAAACCAGTTACTCCAGGAGCACCAGTTACTCCAGGAACACCAGCTTCTAATACAGAAGCAGTATTTAATCCAAAAGAAGAATTACAGAAAATTCTTAAAACTATAATGAAAGACGAAAAAAATCCACAATGGCTTCCACGTGTTTTTAAATTTAATTTAAAAAAAAGAGAAGGAAAATATGCTGTAGTTTTAGAAGAACAAAGTATTTTGGAATTAATTGCTGGATTTCCATCCGAATATAATATAGATAGAGATCCAATGACAAAATTAGCATGTACAATAGATGTAACAAATCATACAAGTGTATTGTCCCATATATTAGGGTTTCCGATTGTTCATTTAGATAAAGAGCGCGAACAACTTATAGGAGATATTATTAAAATTATTAATCCAATAAAAGCAATTAATCCAGAATATAAAAAATTAACCTATTTACAAGGATTTTCTCGTAAAACATTAGAAAAAGTAAAAGAATTATGTGGTATGTTATTGGCAGCATCTTTACAAAAATTTAAATTTACAAATATAATACACGAAATTAATCTTGTATTATCTGCTGAAAAATCAAACACAAAAAAATCTAATTCTTGGTTTGGCGGAAGAACAAGACGAAAAAAATAAGTTTATTATTTCTTTTTATAAGACTTTAGTATGAACCCTATTGTAGCGATTGCAGTATTTACTAATGATATTAATGGGTATGTTAAATTTACAGAAGATAATAATACAGTTCGTATTGACGTAAATATTACTGGATTAAAGCCAAATTCATTACACGGCTTTCATGTTCATGAAGCAGGAGATTTAACAGACAAGTGTATGAGTATGTGTTCTCATTTTAATCCATACAATGAAACTCATGGTGGTCCAGATTCTAGACACAGACATGTTGGTGATTTAGGAAATTTAAAAACAAATAAAAAAGGTGAATCCAACTATTATTACTATGACGATGTAATAAAATTACGTGGATCTAAAAGAAATATTATTGGAAGAGGGTTGATTATTCATGCAGATCAAGATGATTGTGGAAAAGGAGAAAATGACGAAAGTCTAAAAACAGGGAATGCAGGCAAACGTATTGCCTGTGCAGTTATTGGATATGCAAAAGATAACTTCAAATAAGATTAATAAAAAGATATAAAAAATAATTAGTTAAATGTAGTTAGACATATTTTATGTGAAATAGTATAATGACCACAATTGACGATATCATGAAAATGGACGATACGAATATTAAAAATCTTCCTTGGAATAAGTTAGATCGTTATCTAAAATTAACTAAAATGAACGAATTTATAGATGAATACAAGGAAACTCATCTATTATCCGAAGAAACTACTACACAACTACGTGATCTTTTGCGAGAAAAAATAAATAAAAAATTATTACATAAATCTAAAGATGTTGTTTATGATACAGAATTGAATAAAATTATTTCTATACCAAGTTTAAGTTTAAACAATGGAAAATATAAAATTAATTGTGCAGAAGCAGTATCTCCACTTCATTCGCTTACTCCTAAAAATAAAACTGTAAAGAAAACAACAATATAATAGACTTAATAATATAATGATACTATATCAAATGGAAGAATGTGCACTCTGTTTGATGGAAGAATATGTTCAGCAAAATTTTGAACATATTCACAGTGAAAAATTTACACAAAAAATGATTCAACAAGTTATAGATTTATTATGTATCCAATTAGAAATAGATCCGTTGTACCCCGGAATACATCTGGCAATTCAAGTTGCTTATAGTATGCTGCAAGGTAGAACAAGTATGAGTTGTGAAGTTCAACAAAATGTAGAAGAAAAATTAAATATACTTCAACAACAATATCAGCCTGAACAAAGATCAGATGAATGGTATGAAATTCGGCATAAATTACTTACAGCAAGTTCTATTTATAAAGTAATTGGAACAGAAGCAAAACAAAATGAAATTATTTGTAATAAATGTGCACCTGTGAATATTTATCATTCATCATGTACAGATAGTCCAATGCACTGGGGAATAAAATATGAGCCTGTATCTACAGAATATTATTGTTACATAAATAACACCAAAATTCAATCCTATGGTTGTATAACACATCCAACGTATCCTTTTATAGGAGCGTCACCTGATGGTATAAATATACATGAGTCATCGCCATGTTATGGTAGAATGTTAGAGATCAAAAATCCATACACACGCGAAATAACAGGAAATCCAAAAGAAGAATATTGGGTACAATGTCAAGTTCAAATGGAAGTGTGTGATTTAGATGTGTGTGATTTCTTAGAAACTAAATTTGTAGAATATACTACCGTTTCCGAGTTTGAAAATGATGGATCATTTCAAATTACATCCGATGGTAAATATAAAGGAATTATAATACATTTTGAAGTAAACAACGATTATCATTATGAATATGCACCATTTCAATGTACAAAAGACGAGTATAACGATTGGGAAGAATCTGTTATGATTCAATATCCAAATTATATTAAAACTATTTATTGGAAATTAGAAGATGAACATTGTACAATTATTACACGAAATAAAGAATGGTTTCAATGGTTTTTACCTAAAATAATAGAAGTACAAACCATTATTGAAAATGAAAAATCAACTGATTTATGGACCAAAAGATTACCTCAAAAAAGGTGTAAAATTTCAATTAATTAATATGTTCCATTGCTGCTAGAAGAATGTGTTCTTGTTGAGTTATTTTTTGAAAAATAATACATTCATCTACTTTTAATTTAAAAAATCCATTGAAACCATTTTTACATGTAATGATAGTTCCATTTTCTTCAATATCAATACGTACAATAAATCCGCCATTTGTAAATGTTTTAGTAGAAAGATTAATCCAACGAATAAATCGTCCAATTTGAAATTCTTGAAGTTCATCTACATGCCTATATTCTTTTAATTTTTTTCGTAACGTTAACAGTTTCATTTCAGAAAGAATAGAATATTTTCGATCTTCTATTTTTTTATAATTTAATAACAAAATAGGTTGATTGTATTCATTTTGAATTGCATTCGTTAATAATGTTTCCATATTATTATTACTATGAATTTTTAAAATCATTTTTAAACAAGTTGACACGCTGGCATGAACCAGTTTAAGTTACAATAATAGAGTGTTATACACCCGCCTGATTTTATAATAACAGTAGTTTTTGAATTGTCGCTAAATGTATTTGAAGGATTACCGCCAAATATACGTCCTCCTTCCGTATTTTGAATAGTAACAGATACACCTAAACTTGGTGGTGTATACTCATAAAGTATAGTCAAATAATCTCCATTATTTGTATTACTCGATATTGGTAAATTAAATATAGGAGAAGTTAATGAAGACGATATTGCTGGAACTTTAATAATAGATCCAGAAATTAAACGTGTATTAGTTATTTTTGTATTCCAATCAGATTGCATATTCGCAATAGTCCCTGAAATAATTTCAATAAATAAAGGTTTTGAATATTGAAGTTGTGAAGTAGATACGTTATAGATTACATTTGAATACGTTGCCAATGATCCTGTTACACCAGTTAATGGTGTGTATAATGAAGTGTGTGTACCAGATGTACCAATCCGAATAGCATTTGATTCACCTACAGTTCCATTATTTCCAATACATATATTATTACTTTCACTTCCTATATATCTATCGCCTGCTGCACTACCAATAGCAATATTATTTGAACCGGTCAATACTCTTTCAAGTGCCGCGCCTCCAATAGCCGTACAATTAGATAAATTATTACTTAGACGTAAAGCACTAGTCCCTACTGCTGTATTCGCGTTACCGCTTGATAGACCACTACATGAGTTTACACCTATTGAAATGTTATAATTACCATTTGTAAGAGTTGATAAACTCGCCTCGCCTATTGCAGTATTAAAAGAACAATTAGTTGAAACTGATCCTAAAGAACCATTACCTAATGCAGTATTAAAAGAACCTGTTGTATTGTTTGATAATGCACTATTACCTAATGCTATATTTCGATCTCCCGTTGTATTATTTGCTAATGCATTATTGCCTACTGCAGTATGTAATGATCCAGTTGTATTTTTTTCTAATGCATTACTACCTACTGCAGTTAAATTACTCGCCGTACTTAATTTTAATGTATTATACCCTATCGATGTGTTATTAGATCCATCTATATTTGTAAATAATGCATTAGAACCAAATGCAGTATTGAAATTAGCTGTATTAGGTGGCGCGCCAGAAATATTATTATTTTTCATCGATGAAAATCCAAAGGATGTATTGTTATTTGTATTTTGATTATTAATTGTATCTGTTCCGGCACTTGTATTATTTGTACCAAATATGTTTATACCCATTCCAATTGGGCCAGTCGGACCAGTCGGGCCACCTGGTGTTCCAGGTGTTCCAGGTGTTCCAGATGCACCAGTCGGACCAGTCGGGCCACCAGGTGTTCCAGGTGGTCCTGATGCACCAGTTGGTCCTGTAAGACCTCCTCCACCGCTTCCACCGCTTCCAGCTGGACCTGTAGGGCCTATACTACCCTGATTTCCGGTTGGACCTGTAAGACCTCCTCCTACTCCTCCTCCTCCTCCTAAACTACTTCCAGGTGGACCTGTAGGTCCAATAAGTCCTTGTGGTCCAGTATCTCCTTTACCAAATGGCCCAGTTACACCTTTTGGTCCAGTGGGTCCTTCAGGTCCACGTACACCTTGTATTCCATCTCTGCCGTCTCTACCATCTCTGCCAAACAATCCATTATATCCGTTTTCTCCATTATCTCCGTTTTCTCCATTAATCATATATAAAATACTATAGTATTTTATATAATTTTTTTCCGAATTATGTTAAAAAATTACCAATTGCAAACCAACTAGATCCTACAAATATAAGTTCACAAAAACCATTTGTACCTATAGTTATAGATGTAGTTTGTGTTACTCTTGATGTATTTATATTAATTCCATTAGCAAAAATAAGTAAATTACCTATTGAAGCATTAAGTATTGTCATTCGTGTACCAGTATTTATATACGATCCGGAAGGTAATGTTAATGTGCTAATTGAAGGACTTGTGATTGTATATGGAAATTCTGTGTAAACAATTGTATTGTTAATTAATTGTGTTAATTTAACCAGAGAATCCCAATTAGATAAAATTGTTGGAGTAGTAATATTTCCAATATTTATAAATGGGGTATTTGAATATTGATTTAATTCATTGGTGGATGAATTATAATATAGTTGTCTAAATGTTGTATTTATATTTGGATTTAATGAAGTAATATTTAATGGAACATAGAATGAAGTTTGTGTACCAGGTGTACCAATTCGAATTGTTCCGGTTTCGCCTGAAATTCCTGTTGATCCAACACAAATATTATTACTTTCTCCTCCAGTATAGCCACTTCCTGCACTACGACCTAATCCAATATTATTCGATCCCGTCAATAAATTGACTAATGCATCTTGACCGATACCTGTATTATTATTTCCACTAGATAATTTGTACAATGAGTTACCGCCATATGAAGCATTTGCAGTTCCAATTATTGTATTGAACCCCATTGCGTTACATCCTACTGCAGTATTATTATCTGCATTATTTGAATACAAGGCAGAAAATCCTAAAGCAGTACAAAAATTATTATTTATATTTGATCGTAAACTTGAATGACCTACTGCAGTATTATTAACTCCAGATATATTGGATTGTAATGAAAATGATCCTAATGCAGTATTTGATGTTCCAGTTGTATTTGATTGTAATGACCCTGAACCTACTGCAGTTAAATCGCTACTTGTATTTGAATATAATGAATTATACCCTATTGCTGTATTGTTATCTCCATTTATGTTTGTAAATAATGTGTTACTTCCGAATGCAGTGTTATAACTACTTGAATTAGTATTTAAACTATTATTATTTTTCATAGATGAAAATCCAAATGATGTATTATCAGTAGTTGCCGTATTTGTATTTGTATTTGTTCCTGCACTTGTATTACGTGTATCAAATATATTTATACCATTTCCAGTTGGACCTGGTGGACCCCCAGACTCTCCTCTTTCTCCTTGTGGACCTTGTGGTCCTATACCTCCTTCACTACCGGTTGGTCCAGTTATTCCTTTACTACCTTGTGGACCTGTTAATCCTATTCTACCAATAGGGCCTTGCGGACCTTGTGGACCCACCTGTCCTGTATCTCCTTGACTACCAGTTGGTCCATTTGGAGGCCCAGTTGGACCTTGAACACCTGTTGGACCAATTGGTCCACCTGAATCTCCTTTAATACCGGTTGGACCAGTTGATCCTATATTGCCTTGTGGACCAGTAGATCCATTAGGGCCTTGCTGACCTTGCGGGCCAGGTGGACCTCCATATTCTCCTTGTGGACCTTGAACACCAATTGGACCTGTTGGGCCTGTAGGTCCAATTTTACCCTGTGGTCCACCAAATGGTCCTGTAGGTCCTTGAGGTCCATCTCTACCATTTATTCCATCCAAACCATTTTGCCCATTTTGCCCATTTTGTCCATTCATAAATATAAATTATATTTTTTATTAACTTAAATTAACTCCATAAGCTGCCCAATTAGATCCTATATATAATAATTCACCAACTCCTCCTACTCCTATACTTAAAATTCCATCAGATGTATCTATAATATTTGCGCCTGTACGTTCTGTATTTATTTTAGTAGGAGGTACTACAATTACACCTACAATACCAGAAGAATTATTTATAATAGTTAATTTATCTCCATGCATAACATAGGTTGAAGAAGGTAATATTAAAGGAAATGTACTGGTGTCTGCATAAGAAAATGTAAATGTGATTACACTATTGTGTATTAGAGGTACATTTTTAACTTTATTATTCCAATCTGTTAGCATTACACTAGAAGTTGCATCACCAATAGTTATAAATGTTCGAAGTGGATAATGTATAAATTCAAATGAGGTTGGATTATATATTATTTGATTATAACCATCAAGGGTATTATTTCCTCCTGAACTATATATATCTCTTATAGGAATATGTAATGAAGTCTGAACATTACTTACACCAATACGAATTTTACCTGTTTCACCCGGAATTCCTGTTGCACCAATACATATATTATTACTTTCACTTGCTGAATATCCATTTCCTGCACGGTATCCAATTCCAATATTATTAGATCCATTTAATAAGTTATATAATGTTTCTGTTCCAATTGCAGTATTTGAATTACCTGTTGAACTATAAAACAATCCTGCAGATCCACATGCGACATTGGACGTTCCATTATTATTAATTAATGAAAATGTACCTAATCCGGTATTAGATGACCCAGTTGTATTCGAATACAATGCGTTTTTTCCTATTGCACTATTATATGTCCCAGTTTCATTTGAAAATAATGAAAAATGTCCAATGCTTGTATTTGCCAAACCAGTTGTATTTAATACCATTGTATTAGAACCTATTGCAGTATTGTAATCAGATAAAGTTACTTTCAATGAATTACATCCTATTGCTGTATTATCATGTCCACTTATATTTTCAAATAACGTATTCGACCCAAATGCAGTATTTGAACTACTTGAACTTGTGTTGTTATTGTTACTATTTTTCAAAGATGAAAACCCAAATGATGTATTGTCAATTCCATTTGTGTTTATATTTGTGCTTGTTCCTACACTTGTATTATTTGTACCAAAAATATTTACACGGTTACTTCCTGTATGTCCTTGATTACCTTGTGGACCCATCGGTCCGCCAAAATCTCCTTTGGATCCTTGATTACCTTGTGGTCCAGTAAATCCTTGATTACCCTGTGGTCCAGTAAATCCTTGTGCACCTTGGGGGCCATTTGGAGGCCCAGTTGGCCCTTGTATACCTGTGGGACCCTGAGGTCCACCTGCTGGACCACGCTCGCCATCACGTCCATCGCGACCATTTATACCATTTAATCCGTTACTACCATTAAATCGAATACTCATATATATTCTTATTATTTTTATGCAATTCTTGATAAAGTTATATTTAAATTATCGTATGTAGTATCATCAGCAGAAGCCGCTACAATATTCCACCCTATATCTGCTTGATTCGAAATAACAGTTGTTAATCGAATTGTTCCTGCATCAGGATTTCCAGTTGACATTTTTTGAATATCAATATTTGAATTTAATGATAATCCTAATTGTGCAATAGTTGTTCCTAAATTAAAAGTAGCAATTAATTCAATCAACCATACCCCTAATGGTATCAATTGTGTTTCCAATATAACAGGTTGTAAATTTGGTGGTATAATATAATCAGAACCAATCAAAAAAGAATTTGTGTATCCAATTTGATTATTATTTGAAATTGGATAATTATATAGAGGAGTAATAGGTGACATAAAATTAAAGGCGTACATATCATTTACTCCATCTCTTCCATCTCGACCATCACGCCCATCACGTCCATCAACGCCGTTATAACCATTTTTACCATTTTTACCGTTTGCACCAGCTGACCCATCATTACCTCCTGGTCCTGGAGGTCCAGGTGGTCCAACTCTGGAGCAAGAAGATGTTGTTCCTTTTAATCGTATTTGTATCGATCTTCGCATATTTCGTGACATATTCATAGAATTAGGTTTAAGTGTTCCTTGTGGCAATATGGAAGATGGAGGACACAATTTATTTTTTTGTGGATATGGAATAAAACACTTCATATATTGATAAAGTATTTTAAGCTATAAAAATTTTATTATGAAATAATACTATCATAATAAAAACATTAATGAAATGAAGAACAATTACAAACTATATATCCGTTATTGATAGATTGTTTTAAAGTAAAAGATGGAAATTGTAAGGTTGGTTTTTTTGAATCAATGTAAAGTGTTTGATCACGTTTATATTTAATTCTATCTGAAATTGTTGTAAACGTTTTATTTTTCAACATATTAAGGAATCATATTTTTCTTTTTAGGAGGTATACATCCGCTGTTTCTAACACGAGACAAAGCAGCCTTTACGTCATTTCCATCTTTTAATGCATATGCAGTTCTTTCTATAGTGCTTTTATTTAAATCTGTAGAAATAAGTGCAGTTCTTTGAGAACTATCTAAATTTCCGGTTTTTTTAACCATATTGACTCTAACATGTTGTCTTGCTTTTTCTCTTTGTAAAGCAAAATCTTGATTGTGTGCATTCGTAGAAGATGCTAAAGTACTAATAGATTCTCTATGCATTCCGATAGATCTCATATATTGAATACATACTTTTCCTAAATTATTATCTGCGAATGCGCATAATTGCTACATAAGCTCCATTATTGCTACCACCAAAACTAATATCATTATAGTTTTTATTTTTAGATAAAAGTCGTTTGTATTTGATATAAACAGATGAATCATATACATAATGTTGATTTCCTGATGCACCATCGCCTTTTTGTACACCATCGATCATACCCATTGTATTTCTATGTTTTCCAATACCAATAGAACCTTTAATTTGATTTGTTCCACCAGGTTCATTTTGTCTAACCAGTAAATCTCCTGCATTCATTGCTGCTCGAAATGGTGTTAACGGCCACTTTGTAGTTAATACATGCTGATTTCTAAATTTATTAGTAGCAAATGTTTTACGAAGAATCATTCTGTCTAAAGGTATTTGACTTGCATCGCCTCCAGGAGAAACAGAAGATGACCCTTGCTGAGTATTATTTGTAACTGTTGGAGAAATACCATTAAATCCACCTCCAAGTGATGAACTAGTAAATACCATATTATTAAAGAATATTATTTTTATATTGAGACCAATGAATTTGCTTTGGAGTTTTATAATTTACTTTAGTTTCTTCATCTCGGCGATGGATCTCTTGTATAGTTCCATCAATATAAATTGTTTTTAATAATTTTCCTACTTCAAAACTTCCTTCATGTTGATCATATTCTCCATTTTCAATTTTGCTTAATGTATTTAACAATTGATTCATTATGTTTATATCTATGTTTTCTTTAAGAATTGTATTGTATAATTGCATGTAATTAAAAAAAAGAAATCCACAATCTTGTAAAGCAAGTTCCTCAAATTTAGCTTTATCTGATTGTAATAATTCTTTATGAGTTTGTTTTAATTCCAATAATTTTATGACACATTTACGAATATCTGTACTGTGTTTTAATTCACGAAGAACGTGTGTATTATCAATTACTTTATTTTGTTCAATCATCTGTTTTAATTGATATTTTTCATTATCGTTCATACAGAAGTAAAATACTATTTATTTAAAAAAATAACACAATATATTATGCCGCGAGAATTCCAACTTCAGATGTACGGCAACAATGGCAGAGAAGATATTATTGCAGCACAACAAGCAAAAGCAGAAACTCAAAATAAATTGGCACAATCTGGTGGTGAAGCCATACCGGTTGTTCAGTTTGAAACAACTGGATCTGATTTAAGTCCTCACAATACGAATAATAGTATAAAGGAATTATCACATACATTATTACGAGCAGATGAACTTACTAAAGTACAAGGTAATACTGGTCAGCCAATTGGTGGATCTAGAAGATATAGAAAATATAGGAGATCTAGAAAAAGAAATAGAAATAGAAGAAGAAATAGAAAAAGTCGCAAATATTAATTTCATATCATTATTATATGGATCAACCTGCCCCATTTAGTCAACCACAACATTCTGGTTGGAATGGATACGTTATTGCTATTATTATTTGTATTGTAGTGGGTGCACTTTATTATTTTTTAAGTCCATATTACCAATCAATGCTTGATTATATAGAAACAATGAAAACTATCTCCGAAATGCTATTTACTTTAGCTAATGCATTTTATCCAAGTGATGAACAAACACAACCTGAAGAAAACCCACCTAAAGAAACAACACCACCTAAAGAAACAACACCACCTAAAGAAACAACTACATCTTCACACCCTAAGGAAAAAACACCTAAAACAACTACATCTTCACAGCCTAAGGAAAAAACACAACCTAAAGAAAAACCACCTACGCCTACACCTAAACCGGATGATAGTACAAGTAGTATACAAGGTGTAGGAACTGCAGGATATTGTTATGTAGGTGAATGGAAAGGAATTAGAAGTTGTGTAAAGGTAGATAAAACAACACCATGCAAAACAAATGTATATTCAACTGAAGAATTATGTGTAAACCCTACATTACGACCTTGATTTAAATTTAGAATAAACATTAGAAGGTATCAACAGACCTTTTATATGTTCAATTGTTTTGAAACATTTATTAATTGTTACTTCACTTATATCACTTACTTGTTGAATATCTTTTTTAGATATATTCAACTCAAATTCGTTAGAAATCAAATAAATAATTCCGGCAGCAACTGAATTCGGGGTATGTTCAGGAATCATATTACCTTTTTCTATTTTCATTGCAATAAAGTTTGCTAATTTGATATAATCTTGTGCCATATGTAGCTCACTTGCATATCGTGGAATAAAGGAGGATGGGGTTGTATTTGTATATTTAATTTGTGAAACATTTACTTTATTTTGTTCAAGTTCATTAATAATTGTCATTGCTGTACGACAACCTTTTGTTGCACTTGTACTGTCTAAATGAAACATTCGGGCAATTTCTTTTGCTGTTCGTGGATAATTTTCAATACGACATGCAATATAAATAGATGCAGCAATAATACCGTCTTTATTTAGTCCACGAAATGTTTGATGTCCAGATATTTGATTATGATATGTGCATGCCTCATCTATAATCATTTTAGGAATACCTGAATTAGATGCCATTAAATTAATATACTGAAAAGCATTGTATTGAGCAATTTCTCTATAAGGCATAGATAACCAATCATTACATCTACTAATTCGCATCATTTCATATGATAATTTTCCACCTCTTCCTATTTTACATCCATAGGACGATTTAGGTAAAAGTGGATTAGTAGGTAAACCACATCTGGTTGGATTTGTAGATGACTCTTCATAAAATCTCCATTCTGGAGCATCGTCAATTACTTGAATAACTACATATCCACAATCACTATTGGAACATACCATAAACCCATCTTCGGATAATCTTGTAGTAGAATTACATAAATTACAGCATTCAGATGATTCTGTATCGTCAGAATCAATCACTTTGGTAGGGAAAAATTGTTCTAAAATTGCATCCATTATTAATTATGTAATGTGTTAATTATTTTTTCAATTTTAATGTAATAATATATGGATACAGTTGAAAAAAAATTAATTGAATTTATTCATTCAAGTAATGAAAATTTAGATAACGAAACATATTGTAATCAACTTACATCTGAAATATTACAAATCATAAAATTAGAACATAAAGGGTTGAGTTTTAAAGAAAAAAATTACAAAAATAGACACGATCTTCATGTTAACATGGCAAAATATTATGTAAAGGCGTTTCAAGTATTTTATGCAATACACCAATTAAAAAGTTTAGCATCTATCTTGCAGATAGATAGTTGTACTAAAAAAAAATCAGAACCAAATACGGAGCTGGATATTGCGTATAATTGTGTAGAACATATTGAAAAAATACAGAATTTATCAAAATTATTAGATGTAAATAAATTAATGAATACCGAAACATTTCTTCTTTCTTTAGAAGAAATGGATAAAACTGTAATAGAAACAAAAAAAATAATTAAACAAACAGAAACACTTGTTTTATTCAAAAATTTTGAATTATTTTTAGAAAAAAGAAAATTTAACGATCTTCAAAAATTATTTTCTAATGTTTAATTATATGACTAGTTTGTTAAGTTTACTTTCTTCTAAACGCGGTGGCAGTCGGCGTAGACTTCGCTCCAGAAAAAATAGAAGATCAAGAGTTAGAGCTAGACGGTCGCGTCGTTACAGGGGAGGCACTGGTACCAGACAAGAGGATTCTATGGCGGGGATGGAGGAAGCACCACCAATGTAATTAAGCATCTTCCTTCTTTACTCGAGGGCGTCGCTTTACTGGAATTGTAGGGGCTTCGGTCGTATCAACTGATGCTTGATCTGCAGCACCAGTAGCACCAGTAGCACCAGTAGCTCCAGTAGAAGCATATTCCTTATCAGGATCTTCATCGTCAGAATCCTCAACACTTACATTCATTTCAGAATTGGATACTTTTACAGTAGGTTCAACTTCTTCATCTTCAAGATCATTCGAAGATGTAGACGATCCCATAGTTAGCTGGCATACACCAGGCAAGATTCGCGCCTTAGGCCTAACAACAAGCTGAATTGGCTTACATGTCATTCCAAACTTTCCTCCAGCAAACCAGATACCATTGCATCGAAATAGGCCCTTTACCTCGGATCCCTTAGGAATAAGTTCTTCCAGATTTGCGTTAGGCTTAGGGAAGATTAGTTCGTTAGATGTATTATAAACTTCGATATACTTAAACTGCCCATCAAAATGGGCAAACTTAAATCGTACAGTAGGTGACTTGGACATATCCAGCTCACCAGTTTCAGTACCTTTCTTCTTAGGGTACTTCACAAATGGTGTCCAGAACTCGTTTAGAACTTCGGGCGAAAGTTTACGACCAAACCATTTGAATGAATTTTTATTTGCTTCGTCAAGAATTCGCCTTTCCAATGCCAACATATTTTGAATAAATGACATTGATTCTGTAGATTCGTCAAGCTGGAGAGTAATATCATAAGTTGCCGGCTTTGCTACATCAAACTGGTTCACGCCAATACCATAGCAGCGTACTGTTGGGCCAGAGTACGTAAGGATTGCTCGATCCTTAAAAATTGCAATATTCTTTCCGCCACTTGCGTTAGTCTTTGGTTCACCAAAAGTAACAACATTGGCAACTGAGTTAGGGGCGGTAGCATCAACATAAAGGGCCATTGGATAATATTATTAGGATTATTTTTTTAAATCAATTTTTTTTTCATCTTAATGCAGTCTCTGGTTTTTTTTACAAATAAAATAATCTATCAATTTATTATGAGAAGATGTCCTATAGGATCTTATAGAAAAGGTGATATATGTGTACCTATACATAAATGTCCAAATGGGTTTCATCGTAAATGTCAATCAATACATGAAGTACGTGAAAATATAGATAGGTTAAACGAACGTGTACATGATAATGAATTACTTCAATATGTAATTCGAGATTATGAAAGTTTACATACAAAACTGGAACAACAACAATTAAGGCAAGAAGAACAATTAAAACGTATTTTGGCACATGTACAACAAATTCGCGATCATAATTTTTTAACGGATGATGGACTACAACATATTGAGCATGAAAGAGAAAAATTATTAGAAAAATTAAAAATTATTCGGGAATCGGTACATCAATTAGCAAAATAAAATATCATGTATAAATATGGCAACTGGACTTACACGGCTTGAAGCACAGTATCATGATATTCGTGATGCACTTGTTGAATTAGACGCAAGTACACGACGATCCGAGGCAAATAAACAACAATTTATGATTAATTTATTAAGTATAATAGAAGATATTTATGATGATATGATTGGTAGATTAAATCAATGTGAAACTGGAAGAGATGTTGGTGAGGCGTTAGGCCCATTAGAAGAAATAGATCCTGAATTATTTCAGCAATTAATGGGCTATTTGGATGAACAAATAGAACGAAATAATAATTCTTATGATTTTGATCCAACTGAACTTATACGAAATATAACACCTATTTTAAATAAAGAAAGACATAATTTAAGAATTACAAGAGTAGATCCTCAACCGCGGCAGCCGAGAATAAGGGAACCTCTCGATGTTGATTATTCTGCACCAGCACCTGAGTCCAGTATATTTGGAAGAGTATCCAGTTTTTTGTCAGGTTCAGATACATCGAGACCTCGTCCACCTCCACCTAGATTTAGATCAAGATCAGCGGGACCTCGTAGAGGTGAACCTCTTCCAGGACGAAGAATTCGTCCACCTGGACCTTCACGTGTTGGTTTGAGATATAGTAGAGGAAGAGATGGTTATCCTGGATTAAGATCAAGCGGGTCTGATAATAGTAGAGAATCATTCGGGTCTGAGAGTAGTGCAGCAACAATCGGTGGATGGCGAATAAAAACAAAATCTCAATTAAAAAGTAAATCTCAAGTGAAAACAAAAGATAAACGAGTAAAATCGAAAGGACAATCTAAAAAAATATCCAAAAATAAACCTAAACTATCATTTATGTAACACATTTCTTACTTTTCGTTGAAAAATAGATATCCAAAATGTTTTAAAAATACAAATATCATATTCATCTTTTTCAACCATATCAATAACATCAAATCGCAACGAATGTGTATGCATTCTTTTTATATGTTCATTGTTATAAAATTCATCTGGATTCCAAATATTATCTACAAGATGATATTTTTCATTTTGAAAACTAGTTGCCAACATATACATTTTATAAAAGAAAGATTATACTTTTATAAAATCAATTTTTTATCGTATAATAATATATGAAAAAAAGAGTAAGTTCTTTAGAAAACAATAAGGTATTATTTTATGTTGTAGTTGTAATTTCAGTTTTGAATCTACTTGTATTTTTATCCGTACAAGATTGGAATTCTGTTATATTTTTTGCCTTAGCAGGATTTGTTGCTTACAGTTTTAAGGTAGATAATACAATTTCTCTTATTATTGCTTTAGTAGCATCCAATATATTTAGAGCAAGCAAAAAACTACGCGAAGGATTAGAAAATTCTACATCTGAGGATACAGAAGATAAGGATGAAGATAAGGATGAAGATAAAGAGAATCCAGTATCTTCTAAAAAGAAAGATACGCCTACGCCACCTCCTGTACTTCCACCTATAAATAAAAGTACAGATAAACCTAAAATTACTTCGGATAATGAACCAAAACCAGCGGAAGCAATGACAAGTACACATGGACGAAATACTTCTATGAATGCATCTAATATATCTTCAACTACTTTAGAAGGGTTAACTTCTACTGCACACAGTTTAATGGATAGACAAGATCAATTACAAAATTTAGCAAAACAATTAGGTCCATTAATGACACAAGCAAGTAAAATGATGAAACAATTACCTGATGGGTTTTTAAGAGATGCAATGAAAAAAAAAAGATAGTGAATATGTATGACATGTAATGTACCTATTAATATTGTTCGTCAACAAACCGATAGATGTAATTTAAAATGTAAATTAGCGTACAATTATGGAAACAGTAGTTGTTTGATTTCAAAAAAAACAGATAGAATTAGTATTTCTTACGATGGACAAAGTGATGTATTATTTAATTCAGTTCCATATACACCTACAGAAATTCGTATTTTCAAACCATCTATACATTCATATGATGGAGAATTTGCAGAAGGTGAAATTGTCATTGTACATTCAGGAGGTCAAAAAGGGCTTGCTATATGTATTCCAATTATATTGTCAGAAACATCGAAAATGACGAAAGGATCAACTCTTATAGAAGAAATAATTAATAATACACCATCTAATTCCGAAGGAATAAATCTTAATATTTCTGATTTTAATGCAAATCATTTAATTCCAAAATCTTCCTATTTTTCATATGTAGGAGGTTTAATTGGTGGTAATTCAACAACAGGATTTACTTGTACTGGTAGTCCTGGATCGGAAGTTCAATATGTTGTATTTCATAAAAGTCATGGAAATATATCATTAAATATGAATACAATAAATACTTTAGGGGAATTAATTCAAGATTCATTTATACCTATTTATGAAGGTAAAAGTTTTTATAATCATAAAGGAACAACTGAAAATGGATTTTCTGGAGATGGAGAAATATATATTGATTGTCAACCAACTGATGCAGATGCAGAAGTTTTATATGAAAAACCTATAGATAAAAAAATGGATTGGTTATGGCCATTTATGTTAGTAGTAAGTGGTATTCTACTTATGGTGATATCTGCAAAAATGTTTTCATCAACTATGAAAGGATTAGGTTCTATGTTAAAAAATCTCAATGGATTATATGAAACAGAAAATTGTCCGCTCTCGAAAGCGGATTAAACGGAATAGATTTAGCAAAAAAAAAGGCGGTCAATACCTATCAAATGTAGGTTATAGTACGGGATATAGTGCACCATTTTTTAGACCTTATGTAGAAAATATAGCTTAATTTTTAAACAATCTTAAATATTGTTTAAAAATAATTCATTACTATTGAACATATGGATAAACAACAATTAAAAACACATATTAAAGAATGGGTCAAATTAGATGATGAAATATCACAATATAAACAACAAATTCGTGATCTAAATTTAAAAAAAAAGAAGTTATCTGAACAATTATTATCTGTAATGAAAGAACAAGAAATTGATGCATTCGATTTAAACAATGAAGGCAAATTAATACGACAAGTTAGAAAAACAAAATCACCATTAACTAAAAAATATATTTTGACAAGTTTAGTGAATTATTTTAAAGATGATGACAAAGCAAAAGAGGCATCTAATTATATTTTAGATTCTAGAACATTAAAAATGAATGAATCTATTTGTAAAAAATAAGGATACATAACATATGTATTTAAATAAAGTAGTTCTTCACATGTTTTGTATTGTGTTTTTATGGATATTAATTACAAGTATAATGGCATTTATTGGAGCTCCTACTTATACGTATACACCATATTTGTATTATACAACAATGTTGTTTTTTTTTAATTTAATTCTTGTGAAAGAACAAGATTTATAATATAGTATAAAGGTATGAAATATACCAGACGATTATTGAGATACAAATCACACTATTTAAAAAAAAGAAAAATAAAGGAAAATAGAAAAAAAACATACAAAAAAAGAAAAGGGGGCTGAGGTCCACCTGTATCCTCTATTCAGAACCGTGTACTTCTATAAATTCATTGAAACATATGAATGATTGTTATGAATTAAAGTTTATTCGTAACCGGAACAATATGTTTATAGATGAATTGAATAAATAAATGATTTATGTGTATTTATGAATTGATATACACATAGCGTTACGAAAAAAGAAACAACAACATCAATTGTATAATGATTTCTAACTGCAATAATAAATAATCCATGTAATAAATTAATAACAATTGTAGTTAATAATGATATATACGATTTTTCTAATAATAAAAGAGTAATAACAAATAAGATAGAAAAATGACCACTAAATATTTTATCATAACATCCACCAAATATGGTACTATAAATATTACTTTTTATATTACAATTAATTATTTTAGGTAATACCGTTACTGTACTCGTAATAAACCGTATTAACCATATTGGAATAATTAAATATAAAAATGGTAAAAATATTCCCGGAATAAATAAACACAAACATCCAAGAATTACAATTACATCAGATAAATATGCATATTTATGTAAATCAGGTAAATATTTGAATCCTACATCATAAATATGAATCGGATGTTTATAATAATACTTTCCAATTGAATTTAAATTTTGAATACATATAAAATTTAATAATAATATTACAACTATTATTACGTAAATAAGCATACTTTATAATCATATTATAATTATGGCATATTATATAAAGTCATATGTAAACAATGACACGATTTTTCCTACAGTAGACTCAACTTATATTATTCATTTAAAAGGTAATGGTAGATATAAAAATGTAAAAAATCAATTAAAACAATATGCTCTTACAAAAAATGTTCATATCGTTATAAATAAAGGATACAAAAAATATAATAAACCAACTATAGATTCTCCAGCAAAAGATTTAATACATGCTTACATGTTTTGTTTTGACCATGCAAAACAATATAACAATATACTGATTTTAGAAGATGATTTTATTATTGATCCAAGTCTATATAAACACAAAGATAACATAAATACTTTTGTAAAATCTCATATAGATTTTGTATACAGATTGGGATGCATTCCATTTGTAATGATTCCATATGATAGACATACTTATATAGGGGTTACAGTGGGATCACATGCAGTAATCTATAGTACGTCTGCACGGATCCAATTATTAGAAAATCAAAATGAAATTTACAAATGTGATTATGATCTATATTTAAATTCTTATTTTAATTATATTTACTATACACCTGTTATTTATCAACTTTTTCCAGATACAGAAAATCAACAAAGTTGGGGAGAGTTTAGTATATATATAAAAATACCAGGTTATATAGTTAAAAATATATTTTATTTGATGTTATTAGATAAACAAGTAAATCCTGGATACGATTTCTTTTATTTTATTTCAAAATTCATATGGATTTTAATTTTGTTATTATTTTAAATAAGATTAATTACCTATAAAATAATAACAAAATATTTTATGATAAATTTTATATATACAGGAATAATCACATTTATTATTATGTTATTGCTTCATCATTTATACAATTATTTACAATCTAATTTAACTATTCCCAAAGTGAATCAGATAAACACAACTATAGTACATGATTTAAATGAAGTTACACAAGAATTGAAACACAAAGAATTTAGAGAAGAAGTAAAAGAAGTAAAAGAAGATAGAAAAGATGAATTAAAAGAATACTTGAATCAATTTAAAAAAAAATGAGGCCATTATAATAATGGAGCTTCCGGTTTTTAAATTTCCACCTGAAACTTTTGTGCATAAAGAAATTTACATACCAAACGCAATTTATTTAGCACAACCAGTTGGAAAATTATCTTGTATATGGTTTACTCAAATAAACAATATACCTACGTGTTTTATGATTGAAATTAGAGATAGACAATTACATAAAAAAACTATACTATCTACACTTTTTGATTCCGAATTAATCGGAACAATTCTGCATGGTACTTATATGTATTATGAATCACACCCTTGTTTTGTGATTCATAATATATTTTATTATAAAAATATTCATGTAGATTCTTGTTATCAAGAACGATATACATTAATGGAAACAATTATTGAAAAATATATTTGGAATGAAAAAATGTCTTCAACACAGTGTATGTTTTTCATGCCAGCAACATCATTTCGTATTGAAAATATAGAAGCTTCTTATAAAATATTTTGTATTAAAATTATGGAGGGCAATAAAATTATCAATTATGTAGATCAAACTGTATTGAAGGCATTTTTGATACAATCTACTGATATACGAGATATTTATGAAGTATATACATTAGAAAATGTATATCATTCTATTGCACATATAGATACAGTTAAACGGAGTGCACTATTAAATAAATTGTTTAAAAAAGAAATTACATTAGATTCTATTGAAGAAAGTGATTCTGAAGAACAATTTGAATCAAAACAAATAAAAATGTATTGTAAATGGAATGAAATGATGAAAAAATGGATTCCGATTAAAGTATAATATAGTATATGAATCTATTAATTTTAGTTATATATTCAAAAAGTGAAATATACGATCAAATGTTAGAATTACAACGGTTGTATTTACATACATTTAAAAATGTACATTCGTATTTTATTGATTTTCGAGAGAATCAAACAAATTTGGTTGAAATAGAAAAGGACATGATTTATGTCAAAGGAAAAAATTCATATTTAAATATAACATATAAAACAATTGAATCATTGTCGTATATGTTACAATTACCTTTTAATTATATTATCAGAACAAATATATCTACTATTATTAATATTCCGGAATTATATAATTATTGTTTACAATTACCAAAAACAAACATATACAGAGGAGGTAATTTATTACACTTAAAACATATTGATGTACCATGTGGAATAATCGATAATAGTTTATGGGGGACCAATTATATACAAGGAACAAGTATTATTATGTCCAATGATATTGCAAAATTAATGATACTACATAAATCAAAAATTAGATATGATGTAATAGATGATGTTGCTATTGGAGTATTTATAAAAAATTATACAAATATAGTTCCAGTTAAAACGGCAAGTTTTTTTCAAACTCGTTCTATACTTAGCTCTGTACCTACTAATTATATTTTTTATAGAAATAATTTAGGTAATCGTAACCAAGATATTATAAATATGAAAAAAATTATTTATAAATTACATCCACCCAATTTTAAAAAATTATCTTTTGTTTAATGTTTCCGAGTTCTACGTTTTCCACCTTGTGTAGACACTGGAGTGCGAGGTCTGGA